CGCTTTCTGTTCCTCCTCGGTAGCATTAAAATAATAGTAGTTTGCTACGCTTTCGTAATCTATCTTAATAAATCTATACGCAAAGTTTTTTAGGGTTTCTTTTTGCTTGTCTGTTAGATCAAACTCGTCTAACGCTTTTATTTTTTCGTTATACTTATCCAAGTTTAAGCACCACTCCAGTTTGAGTTCGGGCTTTTCTTTAGGCTCGTAGTACATAGATTTGTACTCTAGCCCACTTAATAATTCGGTGTCTTTTATAGTAGGAACTTTAACACTCCAGTCCTCTAGGTCTTTTATATCCCATTCGTTTGCCAGTACCTCGAAATCCCAGTCTCCAAAAGAAACGTTGTCTTTTACTATAAACTCCTTTTGCTCTGCCTCGGTAAGATCTTTAGCCTTTACTATATACACGTCCTCTATCCCCGCCTCTACGCAAGCCCTGTAACGCATATTGCCTCCCAGTATTACGTTATCCTCATTTACTACGATAGGTCGCAGTTCTAGCATCTTCGGAAATTCCCTTATAGATCTTACTAGCTTTTCGAACTTATAATCTTTTATAACCCTTGGATTATTAGGGTTAAGATTAATACTGCTTATAGGTACTTTAGTTGTATTCATATTTTAGTATAACGATTTTGTTATAAAATTTTATTTAACAGGATCTTCGTCTAGGATCTTATCGTAAACGCTCACTACTTCGTTATGAATTTTACTTATAACGTCGCTAGGCATTTTCTCTATGTTCTGTTTTATATACCTAGTTTTATCACTATCTTTTTCGTAGTGTCCTATAACAGCCTTTAAAACGTCATCTACTCGCCTATTAAACCTAGCGTAAATATCGTAATTTACCGTAGCGTGTAGGATAGTAGCGTGGTTAGGTTTCCACCCACAATACGCCTCGATTAGCCTAGATATTTGATTAAGCCCTAAACCTCTAAACCTTTTTAAGTAAAAGATAAGCGTTGCTCTAGCCTCTACTATATCCCTATACCTCCCTTGCTTTAAAAACGTATAACCAAACTCCAGTTCGAAACGTTTTACTATTTTCTCGAATTCTCTTTTTCTCATTATTTACCTTTTAAAATTCCTTTTATTACATAGTCATTAACGTCGATCTCCTGTTGCATAAAATAAGTAACGTAAGTATCTATCGCTTTTTCAACTTTACTCGCTCCTTGCATATAAAAACTTTCGTCGCATTCGTAGATTGCAATATCGAGTGTACCCTTATCTATCACTAGGAAACGAAACTCGCTATAAGGCACGTTAAAAAGCTCGCAGTAAAGGAAAACTTGAATATCGTAACCATACTTAAAACTACTATAAGGAAAGCCCTTAATATCATTTGTCGTCTTAATATCCGTAATAGCGTTATTACATAATACGTCGGCTTTACCTCTGAAAGGCATACCCATAACCTCCCCGATAACTGGCACCTCATATTCGCAATCGCTCATCAATCTCAACGCTTGTTCGTTTTTTAGTACAGCGTCAGCAAGTCTCTCCGCATCGGATCTCTCTTTAGCAGTATAGACCGTACCGTGTTCCTCTACGGCCAGTTTATAGGCTTTAGAGTTCTTGCTTTGTACATCGACAAAGATCTGCTCGTTAAATTTTTCGGGCTCTAAAAGTAAGCAGTGCAACAGCCAACCGTCTCGCAAGCCCTGTGTAGATCCTCCTCCGTATTTCTTAACGTAGTGATATTTTTTAGGGCTTTCGTATAGCAACTTAATCGCACTACTGCTCAAAGCCAAGTTCGAAAGTTCTCCATAGTAGAAATCGTCGTCCTCCATTCTTTTAAGGAGTTTATCGATTTCGTACTCCTTATCATCTAGTAAAGTTATTAAGCCCATTTAAAAATCTTTTTAACATTATCCCACCAAACTAGGTGTTGTATTTTATACCATTCGTCCTCTGTGTACACGCTTACTATTTTTCCACTATGTACGATATATAATCCTGTTTTTGTTCTCATCTTAATACGGATATTCATTTAGCAGTAAATCTGCCAAAGCGTTTAATTCGTGGTCGTGATCTTGCCAAATAGCTACTAGATCTCTATACGGTAAACTCTTTAAATAGTTAAACTTCTCTTGAAAAGTCTCTAAATATAATTGTTTTGTTGCTCCCATTATTTTTAATTTAGGTTTTAAAGATATTAAATTTTTTTAATTCCTCCTCCAGTTTCTCGATTTTTTCTTCGGCTTTCCTAGATCTTAATATCGCTCTATTTCTATCCTCTCTATATTCGCTAATCGATCTATTGTACATTTTACGATCCTCTTGCAGATTATTTACATAGAAAGTTATTTGAGTTATAGCCTTGCTCATTTCAACCAGTTTAGGTGTCTCCTTTTTTTTTAAAGCCTCCAGTACCACGTTAGCTAATAGTTCTATATTTCCGTAATACTGGAGATCTTTTAAGTTATTAATTTTATCGTTCACTCTCTAAACGCTTTAAGTCTTTTAAATAAAGTTCTTTTTTATATTCAAACTCCTCTACCTTTTTTAAGTGATATTCGATATTCCAGTTACAATCGTTTACTAGTGTCTCTATATATTCTCTATCCATTTTATTTATATTTATATATTATCTCTTACCGAGTTGCCTCTAATCATTTGAGAGGTCGGTGCAATCCCGAAAGTCCTAGTCGATCCGAAAGCTATTCTGCAAACGCTCATAGTATCCTCATCGTCAAAGTCTAAATGTACTCCGTTAACCTCAACAGGAAACCAAATCTTTTCCCATACTCCTGCGTCTCCGTTCTCATCTACTAGAAAAGTAACCCACGCTTTTTCGTCTTGTAAATTAAATCCTTTTTTCATCGTTTTAAATTTTAGTATAAATAATCCTCTATTCTTTTTTTATCCATATCATTGTGCCCGTAATCTCCGTTGTGATCTAGGGTGATCTTATTCATAAAATCGATACATTTATTTACGCATATATCCTTATACGTTGGATTAAGATATTCAGAGATATCGTAACCATTCATTGCCAAGTGAGCTACTAGATTGCAGTAAACTCGTTTCGTAATTTTAAGATTGTACTCCATTTTCGTTTTATTTTGTTATACAAAGATAACCCTTTATTTTAGTTATCCAAAAAATTTAATAAAAAAAATCTTAATTTTTGTGAATTATACTAGCTTGGTCCTCGTCCAACAGATATACAGACTTTGTTTTTTTATTACCATTCCAGTACGAAGTTGACGGACAATTTTTAGAAAATACCTGCATTTCGCTTAATTTATTTAACCAAAACCAGTACGAGCCTCTAGGATCACTAACAAAATATATCTTCGTTAGATCCTCTTTTAAACTCATTAAAGCATCGTATTTTTGTTTCTCTAGTAACTTACTCTCGTAGTATTTCTTACGAAACTTAAACTCTATTACGCAGGGGTTTCCTTTAGGAGTAAATCCTTTAGCGTCGTAACATAGGTTTTTATCGCCCACCCACTCCAGTTGCCAATCGTCGAAAGTATTAAGGAAAAGAATAAAAGCCTTTTCGAATTTATTAGTCGTTTCTATTTTCGTCATAGATATCGTTTAACTGCGCTATCCACGTTTTAATAGTTCTCGGATTGCAAGTGCAGGGTTTATAAAAAGAGTGTTTAAAATACTTTGCGTGTAGAGTACACACCAGTTCGAACTGATCTTTATTAAGTCTATTCGATACGTCAGATCTAAAACGCTTCCAGTCTATCCGATCCAGTTTTTCCATTTATCCCCTACATTTAATTCGATATCGTTCCACTCCTCACGCCTACGATCGCAACCGCAGTCTTTTCCTCTCCATTTACTTATACGCTTTACTATCCAACGAATACCAGTATATCGAGTGATAGTATAAACTAGGTCGCCTAGTCTCATAACGTACTCATAGGATTAAGGTCGGTATTTTTAATCTCGTAAGTAGGTGCTTTAAGTTTAAAAGTTGTTCCGTCTGTTCTAGTTCTTTCAGTACCTTTTTTAAATTTCTCTCCTCGTTCCTCTAGTTCCTCTTTAGAAACCCAACCGAGTATAAATAATTCGCTAGTCCTTTTATTAAGGGAGGTAAAAATATAAGTATCGGCTTGTAGGTTTTTCTGATACGCTATAAAGTTATTTACGAACTCGGGTCTAGGATCAACGGTACGCCCCATTGTTTTAACGTCTATCTTACGTCCGTAATACTCAAAGTCGTAGCCTCCGTCAAAGCCCTCGGAGGGATCTCTTTTAATTTTAAAGTGATTTTTTACAGCAGTCTCTCCTAACATTCCTACGTATTGCTCCTGTTTAGATCCATTCGCAGTATATCGTTTACCGAGGTCGTTTTCTTTTACATAATTCCAAACGCTCTCTTTTAATTGTGGTGTTAATTTAATTCTCATTTTTTTAGTTTTTTATAAAGTAATTTATCGATTTTATTTTTAGTTCTATAAATAGAGTAGTAATCTATCCCAGTCTTTTTTGATAACTCGAGCATCGAGTACCCCTCTTTATATATCAATTCGTAGATTTTTCTATCGTATAGATGCCACGAATTTATCTCGTCTTTTAAAATCTTTAACTCTTGCTCATATTCTAAATTGTTTTCTACCGTAGCTATTTTTATAAAATTCTCTCCTACTCGTATCGTTTTTTTTTGTTTTTTACACTTATCTAAATAGAGGTTACGTAATACCAAAAAAACAAAGTAGTAATTAACTTCGCTTTCGTTAAACATCAACGTTTTATTGTACTTACCTTTCCAGTCGTAGATCTTTAAATACATATCTTGGACCAAATCCTCGGCCTCTACATCTAGACCGAAAGATCTAGCAACTCGCACCCACTTACTATGGGATCTTGCCATTATTTCTAAAACCTCTACCAAACTGTGAACTTTATACCGATTACTAAAAAACAAAATGTAAGCCTCTTATATCTAACATTGCTCAATTCGTCGTAGTCTTCGTCGTATAAAATTCCTAGCATAACTCCGCTAATAAAAACTTGCTCTATATGTATCCCGTTCATTTTTTCTCCTTTTTATCTAGCATAGCTTGTATAATCATATATAGATTTGCTACCGCTTTCTCCAGTCTCTCTATCCGTTGTATCTGTGTAAATTTTTTAGGTTTCATTACTCTAACATTTTAGCTACCGTCTAGGTCGCTCATATCAAAACGGTAAATTCGATTGCTCTCTTAAAGGTTTATCTAGTAAAGGCTTTCCGTCTATTTCAAAACCGACGTTTCCTACTATACTCTTTAACTTTATAGGATCATCTATCGACGTAGGTCTGCCCCCTGTTTCTATTTCTTTTACTTTCCTTACGTGTATAAGAGAATAAAACCAGTCTGTTGGGTGCTGAATGTATCGGTGGATAACCAAAAAATCATCGGCTCGGTTGACAAACTTGCCTCCTCCCTCCACATCGCTTGCCATAGGTGGGATCGGGTGTCCTGCGTACTCGTGTCCGATAATATGCTTATTTCGTAAAGCATTCGTATTTGCGTGTGTGTTCAACCATATACTTACTTTATATTTTTTGCAAAAGATCCTAAACTCCGTACAAGCTTGATAGTCGTACTCGTGCCCCCCTATACTACTGCTCATTTCGGGATCCTTTATTAAACTATTATAAGGATCAATTAACAGCCCTTGAAAATCCCACGCTTTTTTTAAAGATTTCGCAAGTGCTATTAGCTGTCTATAATTATATAACGAAGTAGTATCAACTATTTTAAAATAATCGTAAATATATTTTAAGTGTCCTTCGTAACTTTCCTTATCTATTTTATTAATCGGCTTTTGTTCTAAAAATTCTATTAGCTTTCTAACGATACTATGAGCCTCATTTTCGGAAGAAAAAACGAGCCACCTTTTCCCTAGTCTTTTAGCTGTTAAAAGCATTAAGTAAAGAACTACGGTTGTCTTACCGACGTTAGCGTGTCCTAGAATTACGTTAAAATTACCCTCCTTAAAGCGTAAATACTCATCTATTTCGCTTATACCTAGTTTAGCGCCCTCCTTTATTTTTCCAGTTCTGATATCGTTTAATTTAGCTTTTAAGTCCTCAAAGTTTACTAACATATTTTTTAATTTTTTATTTTGATTAAAGTTATAAAAATTTTTTAAAAAAAAAGGGAGACAATTACGCCCCCCTTTTCAACCTAATTAAAACGGCAGATCATCGTCCGCCTCTCTCGATGCGAGGTGCTTACTTACCTCGACTTTCTCTCCTCCACTATTTACCTCCGTATTAGGTTTCCAAGTGCTTAAAGACGCATAAACGTAAGGCTTATTAGTCTCGGGATTAATCTTTTTAGATCTTAATATATTTATTTCTCCCTTACCTTTATTAGCCTCGAAAACGTCTTTGTGTGCTATTAATAGTTCGCTCAATTCATTTACGTCGAACTTTAATCTATGTAGGACAAAATCCTGATTGCCCTCATTTACGAACATTCCTTTTACTATTACGCTCATTGTTTTAGTAGATTAAAAAAGTTATTAGTATAGGTTTCTATCTCGCTTAATCCTACCTTACCAGTACTCGCTAATTCGATAGCACCTTTAAAGGCTACCTGTCGCAGGATTAACTCGTCTTTACTTCCAGTTAAAGTGCTAGTCGGAGGAGGTGCTAAAGGTTTCGCTTTTGGAAACTCGTGCTTATCAGCATCTTGCACCAGTTCGTACGTTACACTCCAACCGACTTGGAGTTCTTTTTTCTTACCTAGATTAATCTTTTCTCCGTTCTCCAGTTCTAGGTTATGATAGTACAAAGTACCATTTTCCGTTTTGTAAGGTTTAACGCTTACGATTGATTTTACTTTACTTGTTTTCATTATATTAATTATTAAAAGTTACTTGTTTGGCAATCTCTATTTGTGCCTCTAAAAATTCTATATGCTTACTTAATAGATCTATTTTATTATTTAGTCGATCTATTTCACTTCTCAAAGCATTTACTTCGATAGAACGAAGTCGTAAAAGGTCGTCTTTATGTGTCATTTTTCTCATTTTTATATTGCTCGGGGTTAAAGATCCTATGCCTAACGTAAGCACTCAACGGCAAACGCTGTTTATCTGCTTCACTCTTTAGGAAAGCCTTATCGCCCTCACTTAATTTAATTAAAATTTGCTCGTTATACATATACTATTGTATTAATTATCGATAGCTAATATAATAAAAATATACCAAACGGCAAAAAAAAGAGGAGGTTTTTACACCCCCTCCAATCAAAATAAAACAAGTTAGATAACTTAAAAGACTCGTACGAATATACGAGTTTATTTTAACTCCGCAAGTTTTTTCTCGTAAAATAAAATTAACTCCAGTAGATCCTCGTTAGAAAACTTTACTATTTTTTTACTTAATCTATCTAGATCCTCTGCAACTCCTACGCCAAAAGTAGCGTCTATATTTTTACCGAATTTATACTGCTCTCCATATCTAAAGACGTTACAGCTAGCGCACTGAACTTGGCAATTCGTCTCGTTCCAACGAGTAGAATAGTGTTTACGAGATTGAAAGTGTCCGCATTGTAGGTTTTTCCAGTAATCAACCTTACCGCAAGTAAAGCACTCGGTAAAGCCTTTATCGTCAGCGTTACGTCTCCTTATATACTCACTAAAAACCTTATCCGCTTTATTTACTAAAGTCTTACGGCTTGGTTTTCTAGGCATTATATTACTGCGTTATCTAGTATCTGAATTATATGACGTATTTCGGATTTTTCGAATTTACCTTTTATTTCAGAGTTATAAGTTTTAAAAGTTAAATCGTACATATCCTTTTCGGCAGTATGTTTATTTTCTTTTTTTCCGAGATATTCTATTTTAAGATCAAAATTCATTTCGATAGTTTTAGTGCCTTAACATAATACTTTTATAACTTTAGCCCTTTTTTGTGTTGGGCTAAAAATTTAGTCGCTCAATTACGTTAGGCAAGTTATAATAAATTTTTGACAAAATCAAGTTTTAGATTTTATCACGTCTTTCGCAATCTTTTCAGCACTACGTCCAATAACGTAACCTCCAACGCCTAGTTGTAGTAAATTCCAAAACTCGCCCTCTAGTTCTGCGTTAGGTAATCCAAAAGCAGGCGCAAAGAATTTATTATACATAACTATAAAACCGAAGCCTAGCATCAATATGGGTCGCCAAGATCTCTGCAACCAATTCCCTTGAGCCTCCGTTACTATAACCTCGGTTTGCATTTTACGCAGTTCGAGTTCCTTTTCCTTTAATATCTGATAGACTTTATTTTTAGCCTCTATCCTCTCCTCGTCGCTAGTAAATAGATTATCTATAACTTTCCCTACCGACTTTATAATATCTCCAGTAATAAATTCGAATACTTTTTTCATCGTCCTTGACCTCTATATTTCTTTTTAAATCCTACCTGACCTCTACTAGCGTTTTTGCTATGTACATTAGGTCTTTTCTTTTTAGGTTTCTTAACTTTTGTTACGATTTTATATTTCAAAACTGGTTACTTATCCATTCGTACTCCTCCCTAGCATCAAAGCTCGGGCACATCTTTTCGCTAAAGTCTCTATGTCCGTAGATCTTTGCGCTCGGGTATTGTATTTTTAAATAGCAAAGTAAATCCTCTAAAGCAGTTTTTTGCGCCTCGTTTCTAGTATCGTGCCACGCAGTATCGCTACCCATTCCACCCGCATAAGCTACGCCAATACTATCGAAATTATGCCCTTTAGTATGCGCACCAGTTCTCTCGATAGGTCGGCACTCGTGTAAATCTCCTTTAAGATCTATAAAGAAATGATAACCTATATCCGACCACCCTCTTTCGATTACGTGCCAGTCTTTAAGATCCTCAACCGTTACGTCAAAGTCCTTTTTAGTAGCCGTACAATGTACTATGATTTTATTTATTTTTCGCATTCGTCTATATCGCAAGAATTTTTAAAAGAAAAGCTATCTCCAGTTATAGCCAGTTTTTCGATAACTTCGTTTTGTAAGTCTCTTAAAAGTTTCTCTATCTTATCCTTTTCGATTATAGATTGTTTTATTTGATTTTCTAGGCTTTCATTTTTAGCGGTAAGGTTAGCAACCTCCTCGGGATTTTTACCTATGAAAGTATAAACGACCACCGACAAAGATCCAACTAGCATACCGACGATAACTTTAAAGATATCGTTATTTTTATCGGGTATCTCTACAAAAGCTAAAAACAGCAATAAACCCATAACGAGAAAAAATATCGTTCCCGCTCCTAAATATCCCCTTAATTCTTTATCCTTAAATATCTCTTTTATATTCATTTGTTTTTATTCATTAAATACCACTTATGTAAAGTATATCCGATTGTTACGGCTAAAACCGTTACCTTTAAAATTGCCTCTATTTCAGTCAGCGAAAGCATCAACGCTCCAAAATTCAATCCATATATTTTCAAGTCCGTTAAGTTCATTACGTTAGTCTTATTTTCAAATCTCCGTTGTTGTGATACATTCCACCGACAGGGATACCTCCTGCTGCTGCGTTAGCATCACTACTAAAATTAAAGTCCGTTACACTAGGAAAAATAACACGAGTTTTTTGTTGTGTTCCACCTCCACGTGTTACACCTCCCTCGGTCATTATCATTCCGTTACTATCGTTTACCGTTCCAGTTCCTATAACGACCTTAACCTCTCCAAGTCCATTAGCGTAATCCGTAGAGGGGTAGCTAGTTCTATCGTTTCGATATCCCATAGTAAATTCGCCGTCCTCTCCGTGCAAACTTACTCCGATCATAAAAACCCCATTGGCGTTTGTACCCGACTGCGTATTACTCTCTCCAATAGCAAAGTTGTTATCGCCTCCGCTAGTTAGGTTATTATCAAAACCTAGTGCAAAACCATTCTGCCCAGTAAATACGTCGTTGTTTCCTCCCATAGCCACACTTGAGAAACCTCTAACGTCGTTATTAAATCCTAAAGCTAAAGACCTCATCGTATCGGAAGTAAGTTGAGTGCCGTTCAAGTTATTACCAGCACCTAAAGCGATAGACGCATCAGCCTCGTTCATAGTATTCGCTTGTCCTATCGCAGCTCCGTTTATCGTGTCGTCAATATCGTTATTATTTCCGACGTTTAAAAAGTTCTTTACTACTCCTAAATAGTTATGTCCGTCTCCTGCGCTAATTATTCGCATCGATCCAGTAGGATAACTTTGCGCACCACTAGATAAATTAAGATTACCTCCACTTTGAATTGAAGCGTTACCTTTAACGTGAAGCGCCCTACTATTGCTATCGGTATTATCTATCCTCATCACTTTACCGACGATCACATTTTCAGTTGAGGCTAATCTACTTAATTGAAGTCCTTGACTATTAAAGAAAAATTGCTCGATAGTTGTTCCTGACCCATTACGCAAGGTAATAGCAAGAGTATCCGTATTGCCGTTAGTTTCAGTAGTCGAAAGCCAATCAAAATCGACCGTAACTCCATCGACTAAATCTTTAACCGCAGCACACGTAGGAAAAGAAGTATCGTTATCGTTATTAGCAATCCCCTGTAAAGCAGTTACGATCTTATTTACTACTGGATTATTGCTATTTAGTTTTAATTGAGCTAAATCCGCAATACCTTGAACGTTTAATTTGTCGACCATAGTAACAACGTCCTCAAATTGTGCAGTGCTATCAACCGTAAATTCCCCATTAACAGTGAGGTTATTTGCCACGCTTACATCACCTGCGCCATCTACTCTCATTCTAGTGTTATTTCCGTTAGTTTTAAACAGAATATCGTCGGTGTTTTCAGTGCGTATTTGAAAGCCGTCTACGGAGTGGTCTCCTATATATTTAGTTCCGCTATCAAACTTTACTGCATTATTATCGCCAGTAACGTCAATGTTTCCACTTACCGTAATACCCTGTGTCGACCTACCTAGTGCTATTGCGCTATCGTTTCCTAATCCGTCCTCGATAGTAGTTCTCCCAGTAGCCGGAAGTCCTTGAGTACTATCCGTAGTTTTAAGCAACCCGTCGTAGGTATCCTTTATTTTATTTCCTGTTAGTGTACTCATTTTTCTTAATTAAATTTTTATCTAAAAACTTTTTTAACAGCTCTATGTTTTTAACTTTTGGTTTACTTTTTCTAATCATAGCACCCACCCTGTAAAATTAGCCTCTTTATCGGGGTACATATCCTCGTTTTGATTTTGGTTATACTCGGGAAACTTACTATCGTTAAAAGCCATAAAATCAATAAAACGTCTCGTATAAAATTGAGCAAAGGATCTATGCTTTTCGATTAGAGTATCGACCTCCTCTTTAGTAACCGTTTCACTATTTTCGGATTGATATTTAAAAACGCCTCCGTTCGCCACTTGATACGCAGCAAAAGGGAGGTAATCGACCATAGCGTAGTGAATAAGCATATCTTTTAAATAGTCTCTAACTAGAGTTAAATAGTCTCCAGTCAAAGTACCGTCTAGAATATCCTGCGAAATTTTATCGTATAGTTTCCCTCCTAAATAGTTTTGCAGGTGTATTTGTTGGGCTATTTTTATAAACTGAATGAACTTATCCACGTCAACGTTTCCGTCGATTAACGAGTTAGCTTTCAGATCTTTAGGGGTTATAAATAATGCAGTCGCCATATCTTATTTGCTTTTTTTACTTGGAGACCAGTTCGGGTGGTGTCCTCCGTTAGCCATATCTCTAGGTGCTATTACAGCCTCTTTAGTACCTCTAGGGTTTATATCGTAGCTTTTAGGGATAGATCTAGTTCGCTTATAGTCGCTAAACTCGGGGCTTTCTATCGTTTTAGATTTTAGCCTATATAGTACTTTTTTCCAAACGTGATTGCAATACGGCCCTCCCTTATATTTAAACAAATCGTACGGCTGTCCTTGATGCCCGAAAGTCTTATTTACTCCCTCTCTACTAGCCTTATCGATATCCTCCAGTCTATAAACAGCGGGATAACCTTTACTATCGGTCTTGCTCATCATCTTAACGCAAAAATCTCTACTATTTCCCGAACTATATTTTTGGTGGTATTTATATCTAATTTTATAAAAAGACTTATCTAAATAACTAAATCCGCTAGGCTTTCCAGTAATCGAGTTAAGCATACGTTTGCCTAGTGTCTCTTTAGACCGTACTAGGTAATTAGCCCACGTCTCCTCGTCGATCTCATCGTCGGCATCTATTTCATCAACGAACTCCCATTCGTCGCTTATTTCGTCGCTTTTTAGTTCCTCTAGTATATAGTTTCCTAGATCATCAGTAAGCTCGACCTCCTCGCTCATCTTTACGCCTGTCTCCTCCTCTTGGGTTTCCTCATCTACTAGGTCGCTATCTATCTCCGTAAATTCTAAAGGTTGTAGAGTTTTAAAGTATAGGTTTAACGATATATTATTTACCGCTAGGATCTTATCAAAAGCATTTATAAGCAACTCTTGAAAAGGGCGAATAACCGTATTATCCATAAGGGTCGAGGCAGTCTTTAATTCGTCAGCGTTATTACCTAATCCCGTTTGGTCTTTAATTCCCAAAAGCATAGGAGAAACCACTCGATGAGATACCATTATTTTACGCATACTTTCATCGCTTAAAAACTGATATTGTTGGTGCGCATCACTTAATTGCACCGCTTCAATACTAGACTGCGTATCCGTATTTTCGTTAAACGAGAGTATGAATTTGCCAGCATTACTACTGCCCGAGTACTTCTCGTAGATCCGTTGCTCGATTAGTTCCCTCTCCTCCTCATTCGGAACTCCGTTATTAAAGTTGATAAGCATAGAGGGTGCTAGTCCATTCATTATATTGTTAAGGTGGTAATTGGCAATCTCCTCCTCGAGTTCACTATACTGCAATCCTCCTTGATAATCCACTGGACTGAAATAATAGTGACCCGCTACGTAGGGTTTAACGTAAAGGATCTCAATACTTTCGTTACTAGTTCCAAACGCAGGAAACCGTTGAGGCTTTTCGTTATTTTTAATACTACTCCAGTCGTGAAAATAGTAAAACCCTTTAACGTCTCCGTCCTCGCTAGCCTTTTCCATAGCTAGTGTTTCGACTGGGATATGCTCCACTTGCGCAACTCTTTTTCGGTCTTTAGAATAGATCACTTGCATAGCGCATTGACCCATTAATTTTAAATCGTTTACTAGTTTCCTAACGCAATCATTATGAAACAAAGTAACCGCTTGGGCATAGTCTTCGGGGTTTTTAGAACTATCCGTAGCGTCTAATCCCTTACCGAAAATCATTTGACTAATTCCGTTTATAATAGCGTTATTAGTAGGCGATCCTTTATAGCGATCTAGTAGGTAATTAAAGTATTCGTTTTTATCTCCATACGTTACCCAGTCTTTACTCCGTTGTACTCTAATATCGGGAGATACGTAGTTGCTTAAATTAACTATATTAACCTTACCCTGTGTAGCTTTTCTTCTGCTCATAATACTATATAATCGTTATTGCTAGTTTCCTTTTCTACGTATTTATCCTTATTAATCGTATAGGTTTCATCGTTCACTTGATCGATAGTTTGGTTAGTTACAAAAGCCTTGTCTTTATAGACAACTTCGCTATCCGTATTTCTTATATATCTTAACGTATAGAAACGATCCTCGTTTAATCCAGTAAATCCTACCGAGGCAGTAATAAAGTCGCCAGTACGCTCGAAAGTAGAGGTCTCGCCACTACTTAATACGTCGCCAGTTATATCGTCCGTTAGATCAATCTTAACATCACTAGTCGTAAAAAGTCTAGGGATAAATTTAATCGTTTGTAATTCCTCCGTCGTAGATAATGTTACCATATAGGTATAACGACAAAAGATTAACTTTTTGCAAATCAGTGCAAAAAAAAACCCTCCTAAATAAGAGGGTTGTTAAAGTGATTAGTGTTTTGTGTTCTAAATAGAAATTTTGTTTTCCGAAATAAGTTCTACTAAATGTTCAATTCTAGCTTCAAGCAGTTCTATGTCAATTCGTATAAACGTCTTCATTTCTTCTGTAACATCGTCCTTAATTAAAAGTCGTAGTTGACTAGATAACTCCCACTGCGAGTCCAATAGTTTTTTAGTCAAAGATTTTCTGTGGTCTTTATTAAATTTGTGTACTTTCATTTTATTTTGTTTTAAAGGGGAGGTTTCCCTCCCCGAGTTATTTACTTTTTATTTTCATTTCTTAATACATCTTGAAAATCAAATATGTATCTTTTAAGGTTATTTAATTTAGCGTCCATTTGTTCAGCAGTAAAAAAATCTTTTTCGATATGTAGATCAGATAAGTTCGATGCTATTCTCATTAAGACGTTATCTGCGTTAGGAGTTCTAAACTCGTCGTATTTTTCTTGAAATTGTAATCTAGTCATTTTTAAAAGTTTTATTTTGATAGTGCTAAAGTAATTCGGGTTTTAGACTTATCCAAATTTTTTAATAACTTTTTTATGTTTTATTTAAAATTTCTTTCGTTTACAGATAAGTAAGGCACAAAAAAAAGCGACCTTACGGGGTCGCCTTTTCCATAATGAAAACAAAAACGATATTAAATATCGTCGATATTAGTAGTCGATACGGTAATTCCTACTCCACTAACTCCACCTTGCAAGAAATTCGCAGGCTTTTTCTCCATACCTTGAAGAGTTAAAGTATATCCCGATAGATCTCCCATCGCAGCACCAGTTACAACTGTACCGCCGTTCGCATCTGCTCCGTACTCTAATCCTACCATAAAAGCGTTGCCGTTATTATCCTCTACGATAACGTGAGGTCTAGCAACTGCGATCAAAGCAAGTTCGTTATGAGATTGAGGAGATAGTTTTTTAAGGGTTAAATTTACTATCTGATCGTAAAAAGTAGTTCCGTTTTCTCTTGACGCTGTAATAGTTTGCTCTAGGCTAGAGTTTCCTTTTACAACGTATTTAAACGCTGTTATAGAAGTTTCAGAGAAAGCAGTTATTTCGTCGCTAGAAGTATCGTAGGTAGGTGTACCTAGAGTTCCAAAGTCGATAAAATAAACCGCTTGTATCCCTCCGACGCTATCCTTGCAGGGTTCCGTTCTTCCTTTTGTAATTGTACAAGCCATTTTTTTAAATTTTTTAAAGTTATAGAGGCGAGTTTGACCTCGCCCCTTTTATACTATTTTTACGCTAACGTTAGTAACGCAAGATCAGATCCAATACCGTATTGTACTCCTGCTGTAAATCTCATTACAACTCGTACGTTTTGACTTCCGTCGATGTCGGCCATATCGATAAGTTTTACCTCATTATGGTCGGCTAAAAGTCCAGTGCCGAAATACAAATTCGAAGCCTCTCCCGCAACGATATGATCAGTAGGCATACCGGGTGCTAGTTGTAGCTTAATCCCCTCAAACGATAGGGCGTTCCCCATATTATACCATTGAGATCCTTTAGCGTCAGTACCTGCAGCACCTAGACCGCTAGCACCAAATCCACCTAAAGAACGGATATACGCTTGATGCGCTACCGTAGGAACGTAAATAGTTAAATCCTCTTTTCCATATACAGCACTTGGCAAAGCATCGACTACGTTTCCTAAAAGCGTAGTAATGTTCCCCGAGTTAAATGCAGTCTCCGCTCCATTCGCAGCATCGTTTACGTCAGCATCTGCAAGCATAGCCTCTGTAAATCCAGTAAACTCTCCGGCGTTAGCCCCAAGACCACCCCAAATGTTCTGCTCTGTTTTTTCAGCAGTTTTAGCGATTACGTGTCCTAGAATAAAATCTGAAAAGCTAGGAGGCAAATTATCGAACGCTGAATAGCCCATTTGTACGGCCTCCCAGTCGCTACGAAAATCTTTTTTACATAGCTCTAAATTGACTTGAAATTCGTCTGGTTGTAATACTCTTTCCGTCAAGGTTAAAGCATCAGCCGTTGCAGAAAAGTCGCAACTTCCGTCAGAAATAAAGTTAGTAGAGGCTACTTTTTTAACGACCTCTTTATACTTTACGTTAGGTTTAATTGTGATTGCATTGTCCGCTAGAGTTTTCCCACTCAATAAAGCTGCCGATATATATTTACCCGCAAACTCTCCTGCGTAGGTGGTCGTAATAGACGCAACCGATCCTGTTAAATTTACTTTTTGTGTACTCATTTTTCTATTTATTTAATTTTTCAAATACTGTGTCTAAAATCGACTTTGGTTTATTTTGTGCAAAACGCACCATTTCTCTATCCGCAACCTTTTCGGGGCTGTGTTTAAACGGTTGAACTGCAGGCTTTGAAAGTTCCTCGTTCAACTCTTTCTGCTCATCAGTTTCAGCAACTTCCTCGGATACTTCCTCGCTCAACTCCTCGTTGTTTTCTTCGATTACTTCCTCGTTAGTTTCCTCTACTTCTTCGCTCATTTCTTTTTTGTCGTATCCTGCCTTAATCTCATCGATCGCTGCCTTAATTTCATCAAGCGCTACCGAAAACTCTTCACGAGATACGTACTCCATTTCTTTTTTATCTTCTTCCATTTCAGTTTCGTTTTGTTCAACTTCTTCTTCGACTTCTTCTTTATCTTTATCTTCGTCTTTTTCGTCGTCTTTAACTTCTCCAATAGAGGCGATAACTCCCTCCTCCTCTACTTTTAAGATCCTCCCGTCCTCGAGTTCAAACTCTCCAACAGGCAAAGCGACCTTTTCGTCTTCTGAAACAATAAAAACGGACTCCCCCGCTTCAAACTTATCGGCCTCGATAACCGCACCGTTTTCTAATTTCATTTGCTCCAGTTTAATTTCTAAACCTAAAACAGCCTTTATTCTCTTTAGGGTTTCTAGTGCGTTTGTCATAATTTTTCGGCTTTATTAATTTAACGATTAATTCTATTTATTTTGCGTTTAAGCGCTTGTCTTTCCTATACCCTGTGCCTCTAGACTTCCGTCGCAACATTTTCGGCTATAAGTTCCGTCTCCACACAAACACGCTCTACGCCCATTTCGAGGGCTAGTTCTACTAGGTGTTTTAAACCCTAATTTTTTTTGTAAATTCCGTAACATATTCCCAGTCGTTGTTTTAAATCTTTACTTTCTTTTACTACGTTAGGATCTATAACGCATCGCTCTATAAAATCCTTTTGCTTTTCGTTTTCTCTAGGTTTAGGTAATGGCATTATTTAGGGCTTTTAGGGTGCTTTTTAGGGAGTAGATCATAGTCGGTTGTATATTTAGCGTTTTGAGGTCTCCCATTTTTTACTAAATACAAATACGCATTCACTCTAGCAAAAGCCCATTGAGAGGCACTTTTAACCATAGGAGAATGAGAAACATTAAACGCTCCCAGTCCTCGTTGAAATACAGATTTTAATTGCCCTACCGTTACTCCGTAACCTAGTTTTTCTTTATACCTCTTATTAAAATCGTCGGCTTTTTTCTTTAACGTAGCCTCATCTTTTTTAGATACTTTAGCACCCCTAGACGTAGAGGCATCGCCTTTCGCAGTACCTTTTCCTTTTGGGTTTCTATTAGGAGTATCCCCTTTAGGTGCTTTCGGGCTTTTTCGGATCCCTCCTTTTGGTCCTACTTCCGCAAGGTTATGCTCTTTACAAGGCATAAACCACTCTTTGCCCTCTACCTCGTGAATATGAAACCCCTCGCAACCTAAATCCTCGGCCATAGTCTCGGCTTGTTCTTTAGTAGAGTAAGCTAGTCTCTCGTCTATAATAGCGTGATTTTCGTCTATTATAATTACCTCTGCCTCCAGTTTCTTTTTATCGATTTGCTCTAGTTTACGAATAGCCCACTCAACGCCCTCGGTACCTCCCCAAGCGTCCCACATTATACCTCCGCACCCCTCATCGTAGGGTACGTCTTTATTTTTTTGGTGTCTCTTAAACGATGCCATTCTAGCAATCGTGGATCGGCTCAAATTTTCATTTCGAGACAGCTGCCCTGCTCTCGTCCAACCGATAGTCGTTCCACAACTAGTGCCTTTTTCCTCTTTGTATTTAATAGCCCTTTTAGCGTTCTCTACCGCAGCCTTCGGATAGTCGTTGTAAGTCTCCAGTTCTACGCCCTCTAAAGCATCTTTTAATTCGCTTAAAATCTCTTTTGCTAAATCCTCCTCGCTTTCTTTTTTCTCGGCTCTATCTGCGAAATATCCCTCGATGCTAAATCCTTTAACTTTTCCAGTCTTAACGTAATTGTTCCATATCTCCTCGTTTTCGACCTTTACAGATCCAACCCAAGTGCCTAGTGGTAAGTCCATTCCGTAAGCGTTTGACTTGTCGTTTTTCTTATCCTCGACTATCCAACTCTCTACAAGCGTTAATCCGTTTACCTTTTCAGCGTGTTCTAAAGTAGAGTTGCCTTGGTTTCCTTGCTTCAAATATAACTGCGATGCTTTTCTAACGGTCTCCCTAGTAAAGTAAATAAAGTACTCGTCCGATCCATTCTTTCGATATATAGGTTTGTTAGGGATCAGTATTGGACCTATCAAAATCTTTTTATCCTCATCGACTTTTTCGAACTTAAATTCTTGACTTTTTAAGGCTATAAAATCCTCCTCGATCGCAGGGTTTTCTACTACCGAGATCGCTTCAACGAAGTTGTCTTGCTCGTCGTCTAAAATTAACTCTACTATTCTCATATCAGTATAACGCTTTTATTTAATTATTTTGCTTTTATATAGTCGCACCCTCTACGATATTTCTATCTAAAGACTGCGCACTTGTTACGTCGTTAGAGGTAACGTAGGCTTTTATAGGTCTATCCGATTGCCCTCCAATAGCCTCGGCAATTTGAGACTGCCCACTAGATCCCACTACATTAAACGCAGGGGCTTGGGCTTGACCTCCTCCACTAGGTACACGAGGCGCACTTACAGATCCTCCACCTCCACCACCACCTGCCGAAGAGGCAACGGATTTCGCTTTACTAGTAGCTTGTCTAATAGCCGAAATAATACCAACTGCCTGCGCAGCATATCCAATCAACATCGGTATATTTTGAGGAAAACCTATCGCAGCAGTTTTAGCCGATCCCGCAGCAACAGAACTCGCACTTGAAGCACCGTCTAGGGTTGCGCTAGTTACCGTCTTTTTAGCTTTACTTAAACTCTCTTTCGCATCTAAAATTAAAGTACGAGCTAGATCTAGTTGTTTAGCAACTACTAAAGCCCTACCTATCCCAGTCTCCGCACCTGCAATCGCTATTGCGTTATCCAAAGTAGCTTGTCGGCTTTCTCTTTTTTCTACTTCAATCTGCCCCTCGGCATCGGCAAACTCTTTCAACAAAGCTTGACGCTGTTGCTCGTTTAAAGTTTCGTCCTCCAAAAGCAAGGCACGTCTTTCGTTTATTATGTTTCTACGCTCCTCAAAGTCTAATTGCTCAAACTCTTTTTCGAGTTGAAGTTCCTCGAATTTTTTATCTCGTTTTTTAACATCTTCTTCGAACGCTTTATTATCGTCCTCTATTTTAGCCTTACGCTCCTCCTCGTCGTAGAAATCATTAATTGCCTTTTCGGCTTTTCTCTTTTCCTCCGCAGATAACTTTAAGGCGTTTAGTTCCTCTAACGCTCTCTCTCGTTTTCTTTTAGCCTTTTCTAGAAAAGTTTTGTCCTCTTGATCCTCTAGTTTATTCTGATACTTTTCCTCTAGTTTAGCCAGTTTATCGAGGTGCTTTTCTCTCTCCTTTTCAGCCTCCTCGTCAGCCGTTTTTTGAGCCTCCGCCATTTCTTCCTCGTGAGCCTCTAACGCCTTTACCTCCTGCGCATTCGCTAAAGCTTGTTGCTTTTCTAGCTGACTTATTCTAAACCTTGCACCTCTAGTAGCTTTATTAGTTCGTATTTGCTCTTGCTTATCCCTGCCCTCCTCGATTCTTTTTTCGGCATCGTCTAACGCTTTCGCAGCATCTTTTATGTTTTGCTCTACTGCCTTTTTATCGATAGCCCTACCTATAATCGGGATCCTAGAAATTTGTAAAAGGGCGTTATTAGTAAAGAGTTTTATATTAGCACCCAGTTTCTGAAAGCTACCTACCGCAATATCAAAACTACTCGATAGCCTTAATTTTAAATTCGTACCTAATTCAACAAAAGCGAAATTTAAGTAGTCTAGAAATGGACCTATATTAGATATCACTTTAGTAAGTCCTTGGATAGCACCCCTAGAGATTTTATTTATAATTCCACTACCGTCCTCGATAGATAATAAAAAGCCCTCCCAAGCTGATCCGAGTTTAGTAGTATCCCCCGCTAGGTTATCTAGTCTAGTCTCTGCTATATCTTTTGCAGCACCTCCTGCGTTTTTAAATTTTTCCTCTAGTTCTCCTATCTTATCGCCACTATTAGCCAAGTTCAAAAGAGATTTCGCACCGACAACTCCCACCAGTTCAACGGCAGTATTAAGTTGGTTTGACGAGTTCTTTACCTTATCCATAGCGTCCTCGAGACTTATCCCCTCTTTATTTAACGCTATAAATGTTTTAGATAATCCAGTACCTGCAATAGATCCCTTTAAACCAGTATCCGCTAAAACCCCCAAAAGCGCAGCCGTTCTCTCTATCGATACTCCCACCGCTCTAGCCGTAGGCGCAGCAACTTTTAACGACTCTTGTAACGCACCAAAGTTCAACGCAGAGGAGGCTGTCGATAACGCCATTACGTCCACTACTCGTTGCGTTTCCTCCGTAGTAAGTCCAAAGGATCTTACGACAGATCCTGCAAACTCCGCAGCACTAGCAAGGTCGACCTCCAAAGACGAAGCCAAATCCAATATCGCAGGCGTAGAGTTCTGAATATCCCCAACCGTAAAACCAAGTTTCGCTAATTCAGTTTGTAATTTTACAACTTGACTTGCAGTAAAGGCAGTACTCGCTCCTAAATCTTTAGCTTGATTTGATAACGCAGTCATTTCAGCCTCGGTCGATCCACTAACAGCCTCTAATCCACTTAACGCTTTTTCGAACTCCGCACCTTTTCTCGCAGCACTAATAAACATACTCGTAAGCGCACCAATCGCTACAACGATAGCACCTACTCCAGTAGATACTAGCGCAGCACTAAACGCCCTTAACGCAGGGATAGCACCCAGTATGCCTTGCTTCATAGCACCAAACGCACCTGCTAATCCTTTACCACTTTTCTTGGCAGTTTTAGAAGTCTTATCTAGTTGTTTATTTACTCCTGCTATCTGACTTTTAGCCTGTCCAGTTTCGACCTTTATAGTTATTATTTGCTCTTGCTTTGCCATTCTATTTTGCTTTTTATTTTTCTATATCCCTCCTTTAAATTCGTAGGCATTTTATACTTTCCTTTCGCTATCCTTATATTTTCCGTTTCGCCTTTTACAAAAGGGAGTAACGATATTATATTCTTTATCATATTATATTTAATAGTTCGAGTTTACTCTCTCCTGTTAATAAATTAGTTTCTATTTCGTTTAGCCTATATTTTTTTTGATTAATTATAAATAGATCATTTAGTCTAAAGTTTATTAAAATATCTAAAGGCAAAAACGCTGTTACTTTAGTTATCCTTTTTTTAGGATCAAAAATGTCGGCTATATATTCACGATAGTAATTATCGAATAAAGTACCAGTAAACGCAGTGTTTCTAGTCCATTCGTTAATCTCGTTATTAAAGTTTATATTAGCCGTATTGGTAGGCGTAGATCCCGAGGGTAATTCTACCGAGTTGCTAGGTAAATTAACATTACTTATTTGAACGTGATTAGTCGCCTCTCCGTCTGCGTTAAGTTCATCTACAAAACTTATCCCTCCAGTATTTACTCTAACAGGATAGAAAAGTAAAGGCGCACCTTTATAGGAGTTCTGACTTTCATTTACCGAGTATCCCCATTGAATGTTTTTTAACGTACCTCCGGTTACGTCGTTTAATCTTTCAAACTGAAAGTGACTAAAAGGAGTTTCGACTTTATATAGTCTCCCCGCTAGTTCACTCTCTCCAGTAGTGTAGTCTATCTCCGCCCAATCTCTATTCGCTAACTGGGCAAATCTATTTGCTAAAAAGGTTTTAGTATCCTTAAATTGAAAAACTACACGACGATAAGGTAAAGCTACATTTACCTCGCTTTTAGTACTATCTACATATTCGCTAATATCCCAAGGCGTTGTACCACTAGCCGTTCCTTTTCCGTCATTATAATACTCGTTTAAAGGGATTACTTTTATAACGCTACTCGTTTCCGTAGAGGCATCTTCGTCTTGAAAAGCCGTTAGATTAAACATCTTAAAAAGACCGGTAAGAAACTCAATCGTTTTAATATCAGGTATCTGCTGATTGATATTAAACTGAAAAACCGTAGAAGTAGTAAACGATCCAGTTCCAATGGTTTGTATTATTATAGGATCGTCTGGGTTTTGAAAACTAAATTTCCAACGTACGTTAGTAAATGTTATAGGTTGACTAGTCGTAACATAAACAGCGTATTGCCCATTTTGAAAGCCAAATAAATCGCAAGTGTTAACTACTAAACTTGGCATATTGATAGTAGTGTTTCCTGTGTTTCCAGTACTTGAATAAATGTTTCCACCTATCCCCCTTTGTATTCTAATATCATACGGTTTTGTAGCATCGGCACTATCGACAAAAAATTCAAGTTGAAAATAATATACTATATTTGGGCAAGCTGTAAATGAAGCATAGTTACTTGAAATGAAAACGCCATAATTTTGATCTTGAAAATAAGGAAAACCGTTAACCTGTGTTTCAACATCAGTACTGCCCCCTAAATTTTCTACGCCTCCACTCTTTCGGTGTAGCCATAAAAATAGATTATTCATTACATCGAGATTGGTATTTTTAAAAAAATCGCTACTAAAAGATAGGTCTATCGGGAAACCATTATCGACTGTATATCTCGTCTCGATCTCCTCTATAATTTTATTTACTCTTATAGCATATTTAAGTTGGTTCCACTTAACACCGTGCTCGTGTTGTCCACCTCCCGAGAAGTATTTTAAGTTGCCATCGTCGGGCTCTTCTTCGTTTGAATTACTATTAAAAAAAAGTCTCTGCTTATAAGTTATTAAAGGGCAAATAACATCGTTAGTGGTCGGACTTGCAGTTAATCTCCCTTTAACCGTTTGCGCTCCGTATAAAAGATTATTACTAGCAAAGGCGAGGTCGTTTAGTTTATCGTCTCCTAGTAGGTCTTTTAACTCTACCGTATTACCGAAAAACGTAATTTTATAAGTATGAGGTTTCCTATCTTTTAGACTTACTCCCTCCAGTTTTATTTTTCCTATTTTAAAAGGTAGGTTGTTAATCTCTAGGCTAGCGTTTACTTTTAGTCTAGCATCAAAACCATTTACGATATCGTAGTTATAATAGTGCTTAAAAATTTTATTATTTACCTTACTCGCAGGAACGCTAAAGGTTTTAGTGAACGAAGTAAATATCTTTGCTATATCCCTTACGTTTTGGATACTCTGCGTTATCGTTATAGACTCGTCTTTAAAAAGATCTAAACGCTCCCCTCCAATATAAACTTGTAATACTCTATCCATTATCTAACGGAGTTTATTTTATCGAAAGCATATTCAAAACCTATCCCGTACTGGATCATCGCTTTATCGTTTACTCCAGTTTTTCTAGTTATACTATTCGTAGTTAAATTAACAGGCAAAGTATCTAGTTGACTATCCTCTAGCCAAATCTGTTCGCTCATAAACATTTGTTCGATAGGCTCATTTAAGCATTCGTCCAAAAGAGTAGTATTCGTATCAATACTTTGATTTGCTTTTATATTAAATTTCTTTTTATTATGCTTATAAATACTATACGCAGGGATTCCATTAAAGTCGATAGTGTTTCTTTTAAACTCCTCGCTTTTTACTTTAGTCGTTATAGTAGATTTTTTCGTTAGCCACATAGTCTGTAACGCACCAAATTTATTATAAAAGATCCCTCTAATAGTATCGTATCTAGGCTCGCAAATCTCCTCCAAAGTAATTACTTGGGTTTGACTTGGACCTACCGTAGAGGTTACCGTAATAGTATCTCCGTCATTTATAAAGTCAGAGGTAATAATGATATATTGTATTTTATCATCACTATTGTCGCTATCTACTACGCTTTGCTCATTATCGGCTGTATCCCAGTTATTATCGGCACTCTCCCAAAACGTGTCGGCTAAATTCCAAACATTTGACGCACCTGCTCCAGTAATTATCGTAGGCTCGGCCTCACTAAAAATCGGTATTTTAACATCTCGACCTCTCACAAACTGAACGCACAAATTACTTTGCAATACCATAGGTGTAAACGAGCTTGTCGTAGGATCAGTACTTTCTCGAGGATTAATTCCCTCCTCAAAATATCCAAAGCCGTCTAACGCTAAATAATAGTCCGTAGTTGTTAAGGTAGTTCCAGTTACAAACGTTTGTGTACTATCTGCTTTAACCCATACCGCATCGACAGCCTCCGTATAGTATTCGGTCTCTAAATAGTCTCTTATTAACTCACTAATCTCGAAAACTACATAATTCCCAAGCGTAGCTGTAAGAGGTGTTTTTGTTATCGTATATGTAGCGTTAGTCGGGGGAGAAGTTTTTAATCCGTTCCAAATCCTCAACTCCAAACTCACCGAGGTAAATTGATTAGTTAGTGAACTATATCTAATATAGTAAGGACTTCTTGCATTTACTATTGTACTCATTTATTTTGGTTTTTAATTTCGTTAGCTATATCCATACCGATTGCTAGTGCTAAATCCTTATCGTATTTTATAAAGGCTCTCTCGTAAGGTCTAGTAAAAAATAGACTAGGCTTTAAACCTCTATTGTAGATATTACTAGCTACTATATGCCCTATCGCTCTATAATTACCTTTCGCAAATCTCCCTTTTTCGTCTCGTAGTCTTAATCGTTTAGCTTTAGCCCAAACGCTCATCTTTTCGACAAAACTATCCCACGTTCCGCTCGCAGATCCAGTACCGAAACGAAAAGGAGAATTAGGTGCTTGTTGTCCTTTTATTTTAGCATTCGGAGAAACCTTACTTGGGTCTTTACCTTTAACCCCTTTATCTACGAACTTTCCGTAGTCAAGCATAGTAAAGGAAACCTCCGTTGCGTTTTTCTTTTCCAGTACGTTATAGCCTAAACTTTTATATAGTTTATTCTCGTAACTCTTTTTCGCTCTAGTAAGATTACTACGAGATTGTTGGACTACGTATTTAGCCCATTTTTGCATCACTTGATTAACCTCTAGGAACTGCATCGATCGATATTATTTCTAGTTACTAAATCAAAAGTAAAAGACCAACCCGCCATAAGATTTTCAAAGCGATCCGTAAAAGGCTCGGCACTTACCGTACCTCTATCTACGTAAGTATTTCCGTCGTATAGGTTTCCGTTAAATAGTTTATCGGTTAATCGGTTTCCTATATTCAGCATAGTATTTAAAACGTAAAGCTCGTTATCGTCTTGGTAGATACTAGGCTCGTCCGTAGTATCGGAGTGAACTATATCCATTAATAAAACGCTCACGCTATAAGTAATTATACTGCTCTCAAATCTAGCGTTGCCTACTATTATATGGGCTAGAGGAAACATAGTTTGTTTCGATAGATCTACGTCGCTAATATCTCCAGTCGTTACCGTAGTTATATTAGGATCATTTAAGAGTTCGTCTCGTAGGATCTCTAAAACTTGCAGATAACTTTGCGCTCCGATATTTTCATTTACAGCCATTTATTTTCGGTTTTTTATTTGCTTTATTTCTAGTTCGTTCTTTTCCTTTTCGAAAGCTAGATAAGTTAAACACTCATTAACTCCCATATCCGTTATATCGTTAAATCTCCTAATATCGCCTTGAGCGATGGCGTAGATGGATTGATACCAGTTCCATTTTTTCCCAAAGCCCGCAACTGCGCTAGTAGTGCTTGATCCTCCACCTCCGAAGAGTTCATCATAGCGTTCGATAAGTCGATCCCTAAATTGTAAAAAAAAAGTATAGAACTTACGACAGCATCTAAAGGCATATTTAACATCGCATCGTGGTATAGATCCCCCTCGTAATCGTGTATCTCGTAGAGGTCTTTTTGTTTATACTTTATCGGCCTATATAGTACTGCCATAGCTTTTTCGATTTGTCTCATATCGTGAATGTAGGTATCGAGATCTACATACTCCCCGAAAGTCATTTTTTCTAAATCGGGTATAAAACCAAATTCGCTATCGCCCATTTTAAACCTAGTAACCAGTTTAGGAGTTTGTTGTAAGATATCATATAGCTGTACTACTATCCTTTCAAAATCTATTAAAGTCATAGCAGATGCCTGTTCGTAATTAATACCGCAAAAGATCTCTACCATTTTAGTATTAATAAATCTCTCGCTATTCTCGTCTTGATCGTTTGTATTAACGATTTTTTCGTACTGCTTATATTCCCTTAAAGTAATGTCCGATAGGCTCGTAGGAACGCTTATTTTTATTTCCATATTTATATAACGCTTTTAGTCTCAAAGTTTTTAAATATACGCAAAAAAAAAAGGGTAACATTTCTGCTACCCCTTTAACAAAATAAAACTACTCCTTCGGAGGTCTTCCGACAGGTCGTTTAAAATCCTTATCGATCTTTTTACCTAGATCCCTATATCGTTCTGCTATATGCTCCCTCTCCTTTTCCTCTGCTTTTTTAGCAAACTCGTAAAGAGTAGGGAGGTCTCTTAATAGTTCGGAGGCATTATATATGATCCCCACCTCGTCTCCGTCGTCGTCATTAAAATATAAATATACCTCTCCGTGTCCGTAGTGTATTTGGTGCGTTCTTTCAACGTAGTGTTCTTTCATTTGTCTATTATTTTATTTAACGTATTTATATGTGCCTCGACTATTTTAGCCTCCAGTATATCGCCTTTTCGATAAGCGATTAGTTCTAGATCCTTTAGTCGTTTAATACTATTTAAGTATCTCTTTTTATTTAGTCTCATCGTATATTGTTTATAGTTGATACTATCCACTCCTCGTCGAGTTTAAGGTGCTTATAGTCGTCGTTTCCCTTTAGACCTTTTGCCTCTAGGTACGCTAAAGTTTCTCTAGTATTTTTTAAGTCGTCTCTTAAATCGTCTAGCTGTGTTCTCATTTTATAGAATTTATTAGTGTTATAATTATCGTAAGGAGTATCCCTATAATAGACCACTCCACTAACTTAAATTTGTCTTTCATTTAGTTTTTAATTAAGTCCAGTCTATACTCACTCGCTACGTAGTTTATATGCTTTTGCGTAGTCATACTCCATTTACCCGAAAGGTTTTTAGGATTAGGTATCTGTAATAGAGTTCCATTTTTATAATCGATTTTAGCTACTCTAGTAGTGTAACTCAAAACGTAGTCCGATCCCTCAAATTCTATTACGCTTAAATTTTCCTTGTATCTTTTAAATTTTCTCATCTTTTAAGTTTTAAATTGATATGTAAATATAAACAATTTTTAATAACTACCAAACTTTATTCGTTAAAAACTGCTCTACTTTGAGCCAGTACTTGCATACGCTCTTTAAAGTCTCCCTTTATTTTACCGCAGATAGCAACGCACTCCGTTACTACTTGCGTACCTTTTTTTAGTCTTTTATTTTTATAGATCCAGTCCTCCGATAGGATCACGCTTTGCCTACCTCCGTATCCGAGTACATCACGATCAGGAGTTTCTATTTCGTAACAGCCAAAGTATTTGCCTCGATAGTAAATATCTACGTTGTACTTTTTTATTTCAAATTCTACTTGCATCTTACCAGTCTTTAGTGTCCTTAACTCCGTAAACCCATTTATCGCTTGGCATATATCCTAATTCGTCGTCATAATAACGAGAGATTAATAGCGCTTTATTTTCGCCTACTTTTCTCATTGTAACCCCTCCCTGTATTTTAAAATACTGTCCGTTTTTTACTTCTCTAAATTCCATTATTTTATCTTTTTTCTAGACCACTAGTGCCTACGGTTGTACTCATTCCTATTTTAACAGCCTCTTTAATATCTACTTTAAAGCTAGTATATACTATAAAAGCAAACTCCATTTCGTCTCGGCTAATAAATTTTTTAGTAGTTTTTAAAGCCTCTTTTGTAAAGTTATCGTATTTCATTTTATTTAAAGTTTATTAAGTGAAACGTATCTCCGTTATCAAAGAACACGCTCGTATCATTTATAGCAACCACTTCAACGATTGTTACTATTTCTTTTCCGAAACGAGTTTCAGTTTTTAGTTTAAACTTATCCCCGATTTTAACTTTAGTACTCATATCTTTTGTTTTATTTTGTTATACAAAGATACACCTATTTGAGTAACTACCAAACTTTTTATTAAAAAAATTTAATTATTTTATATAGTACTTTCCGTACTGGGGTCGCCCTAACTTATTTACAACAGAGTAACGCAGGGCATCTAGACTATGATTAAAGGCATCGACAGGCTTATTCGTTAGCTGTCCGTTCTTATCCTCCACGTATTTATAGTTTCTTAACTCCTTTATCATATTTATACTATCGTCAGTAACGTAAAGCCTATAACGACGTATCATATCTATCCCGAGGTTTATAGATCCTTTATAAGTCTTTTTAGTATTAAAGCCCATACGATTAAGTTCCTCTATGCTTTTAGGCTCTGCGCTATCGCACCAAATCTCGTCTCGTCTATCTAGACCTAATCTTTTAAATTCGTTTCCTAGATCTTGGTTAGTCATTCCAGTTCGATATATCAACTCCCTAGCGTACATATTATCGCCCTCGATATACGTCTCCACTAACGCAGAACTATCGTTAGAAAATCCAAAGTCGAGACCTCTCCCTACTAGCTTTGCAGTCGGAGGGATACTCGGGGTGGTCGTAAAGTTAAATACTAGAGATCTACTTCGACCTCGTTCTCCTAGACCATAGACACGCCAATACTCCTCGTCGATATCCTTTAGCCGTTCTATCTCTTTTACTATAACATCACTTAAAAAAGTATTATCTCGATAAGTAGTCTGATAAAACTCTACGTCGTCTCTCTCCAGTACTTTATCGTAGATCCAGTGAAACTCCTCGCTAGGATTATAGTCGATAACTATTTTCTCCGTAGTTCTAAATATAAGTTGTTGCCAGTCCTCGAAGTTTAGTTCGTTAGCCTCGTTAATAAAAAGGAGATCCCTTTTACGGCCTCGTATTTTAGTAGGTTGATCTAGGCTTATAAACTCTATTCGGTTTCCATTAAGAAAATACTCGTGGGTGCTTTTCGAATGATACTCCTCAAAGTAAAGTCCGTAGGTTTTTATAATCTCAAAAAAATCTCGCATAACCGTACCTCGTACAGCTGGAAAAGTCTTACGCACTATCGTTATAGTCTTACCAGTATTTTTAACGCAGTAACTAGCAATAATCCATAAAAGTATGTTGTAGGTTTTTCCGCTCCTAGTTCCGCCTTGCTCAACTACGATTTTTTTCTTGCTCTTTTCTAGATGCTTAAAAACTATATTACTCTTTATCGTCGTCAAGTCCTTTTATAATTTGTACGTCGAATAATTTAGTTCCGTCCACGTTCAGATCCATTTGCTGACGTTCTACGTATCCTCTCTTTTTTCCTTTTGTCTTTAAGTAGAATATAGTAGAGGGAGTATTATTGCCTCGTATTTGCTCGAATAGTTTACTCTCCACAAAGTCCAACGCAATCTGTTCGACCTCATCAACAGCCTTACGAAAGTCCTCGTCCTCTTTTATCCAATCGTAAACGGTTGTCCTACCTATCCCTGTAATCTTACAGGCTGTCGTTTTCACTCCGAGGCTTTTCTCTAACGCCTCTAGATATTTCTTTTTATTATGTTCGGTATGTTCGGTATTTCTCATTTTCTTTTAGGTTCGTTAGTAAAAGGAACGTCCTCGGGGTAACTATCCCAAGCGATATTATTTCTTTTACCTTTTATTATTTTAGGATAGAGGTAACGAGCATTTATTTTATGGTGTAACCTCCCTCCGTTCTTCTGTTGCTTTTCAGCGTGTATCGCAGTAGGAAATTGTATCGGAGTTACTAGGGATTTGTTTAATAGTTTATTCTCCCTATATAGATCCGTAAGCCCTCCCTCTTGCTTTGCACTTGCAGTCTGTGCCAATACTAGACCACTAGCTAAAGATCCAGTAAAATATCCCTCGTTCATTATACCAACGAATTGCGAGGTATCGTCGTCTTGTATCCCTCTCTCTCCTCGATATATATATTTAGTGTTTATAAAGGTTGTATTCATTACCTTGTTTCGTAGAACGTTCAAATAGGGTACTGCAAACATATCGCCTGTTTGACTTAATCCAAATACGCCTATTTTTCTTTTTATCATAAACTCCCTAATCGCATCAAAAACGTTCACTAGATCCTCGCCATTAGCCGACCTAGTATAAACAGCATACGGCCTGACTTGATAATTTGTAGTATCGTCGTCTATCACTAAATAGAAGTCTATACCTAGATCCTTTACTAAATCGTAAAACATATTACGAGCCTGTCCTGCGGATCTCCTGCTTACGCTAGGTCTATGCACATAATCAAAACGAGCCCTTGCCTCCTCCATATTAAAAATATGTAAATTACAGCCCAGTAACTCTGTTTCGTTTTCGTAGTCCACTCTATCGTCTGCCTCGTCGTCTATAACGATATGTATTTTCTTGGGATCCCACCCCTTTTTTAAAAAGTATTTAGCAGTCTTGACGTTGTAAGGTCTGTGATAGCTAGGTATTAATATATCGATCATAGTTCAAAGCCCTCGTCTGTAAAATTATATATTCGCAATAGGTCGTCCTCCACAAAGCCGTTAACTCCATCGTCTGTAAGTACAAGTCGCAACCTCTCTATCGCTTTCTGTTCCTCCTCGGTAGCATTAAAATAATAGTAGTTTGCTACGCTTTCGTAATCTATCTTAATAAATCTATACGCAAAGTTTTTAAGGGTTTCTTTTTGCTTGTCTGTTAGATCAAACTCGTCTAACGCTTTTATCTTTTCGTTATACTTATCCAAGTTTAAACACCACTCCAGTTTTAGTTCGGGCTTTTCTTTAGGCTCGTAATACATTGATTTGTACTCTAGACCACTTAATAATTCGGTATCTTTTATAGTAGGCACTTTAACGCTCCAGTCCTCTAGGTCTTTAATATCCCATTCGTTTGCCAATACCTCGAAATCCCAGTCTCCAAAAGAAACGTTGTCTTTTACTATAAACTCCTTTTGCTCTGCCTCGGTTAGATCTTTAGCCTTTACTATATACACGTTCTCTATCCCCGCCTCTACGCAAGCCCTGTAACGCATATTGCCTCCCAGTATTACGTTATCCTCATTTACTACGATAGGTCGCAGTTCTAGC